ATGTTTACAAATTAATTTCGACCGTCTTTTTCTTTCGACCACCACCTTTTTTGGACTTGGTCTGAGTAACTTTAACTTCTCGAACTTCACCATCTTCGTCGGCGACGTCTTCTGATACGGGTGGTTCAGCTATATCCGAAATATCGTCTTCAATATCGATCTCGGGTTCTTCTCTTCTTTCCAAACTTGTTGTATTCATGGGTGGTTGTGGAGGCATCATTATGTTACCCATGAGACTTGAAATGTCAAATCCTGGTCCCTGCATTTCGCGTCTCCCACCGACTTCGTTCGAAACATCGTTCGACGTACCTTGTTGTTGAGATTTAGACACTGTGTTCTGAACCGCAGACATCATATTCTGAACCAGTCCTGGGTTTTGTTTAATTACGTCGTTCATATTAGGCATGACTGATTTGAACATACTATTCGTTAAGTGGAACATCATTGCCGAACCACCAAGCATCATTATAAGCTTAACTTCGGGTGCAACGTGCATTTTTGTCCTGTACTTTACGTAAAGTTCCTCGAAAACTTCATCGTAATCGTCAACGTTTTCCATAACATTCTCCGACCAACCTTCGAGTTGAATCTCGAACGGGTTATACTTTTTGTTCAAAAACTCGAGACCTGTTGTACACGCAATAAGCATGCGTCTCGAGAACTTTATAGACTTATCGACGTCTATGCTATACGTTATTCGCTTAACTTCATTCCTAAGTTCATCTATAGGGGAATAAACATTTAAACGCTTGTTCACAGTAAACCCCTTTTTTTCCAAACGCCCAAGTTTGTTCACGAGATCCGCTTTTTCTTCGTCGATAGTTTTGTACCCAGGTGAAGGTTTTTCTTCTTCCTCTTCCATAACGTACCCTCCACCGTAGTCCATATCAGGTTCAGGTTCATTGTCATATTCACCGTAATCGACTGGTTCTTCTGGGGGTGGAGCGGATGGTGGGTTTTGTTTATTTGGGTTCGCAAACGAGTCTATATCTTCCTGAAAATATTGCGCCTGTGGCGGAACAAACTGTGTTTTTTGTCTAGGCATCTGTTTTCTAACAGATTGAGGCCTGGGAACTTCTATTTCTATCTCGTTCATGAGTGCTTGTTCGTTATCATCTAGTTTCATAACGTTGGTATTGCCACGATTAAGAATAATCTCTCCGTCCATTACTCTTTATATTGAAACTATTATAATTTCTTTAACGCACTTTATAAAAAAATCTCAGTTCATAACAAATAATGAAATTCAACAACACAAATAAAAATGCTCTCAGGGCGATAGTCGTCATATTCGTACTCTTGTGGGTTCTTCAGCTACTGAACCCAAAGAAAAGTTATTACAGTCCAGTCGAAATTGAGACTGTAAACGAAGGTTCTATCTTCGATATCGAATCCAAGGAAGAATGCCTCGGTAAGTCGTACTACTCAGATAGTCGAGGTGGTGTTTGTGGGGGACAGGAAATGGTCAACGGACAATTGAATTATAAGATGAAGTAAAATCTCCGGTATATATAAATGGCTTTAGTGACTAGTCAATCAACATTACCTGATTTCGAATGCGAACACCATACAGTTGTACTCGATAACCTGGATACTGTCAGTGATACTGACTTTACTCTATATTTACCAACCCCACTCGAGAACGTTGTCCAGGCACAGTTATTAGCTGCAAGTATTAACACTACCAGTGATACTCAAAGGTGTATACACGTAGGCATAGAAGAACTCAAAACGTACTTCAGTCAACGTGGTAAAAACGATCTTACTGATGCAGATAATCACTTAAACGGTATATTCGGTACTATCATGTGTGAACACAAATTACACGCGGCTTCAGGTGGTCAAAAAGCCGTATTTTTTAGAAACGAGTATCCAATCATTCAACAATACTATAATCCCATTCGAAAGATCGATAGATTGACGTTCAATTTAGATAAACAAGACGGTACAGCTGCAGATTGTGGCGATACAGTTTTTGTTTTTAGATTTGTATGCAAAAAAAGAAATTTGTCATATGAATAATTTCAGGACGTTTTTTAACCTTTTCTTATTATAAATGTCTTCTGGTGTAGTTCAACTCATTGCCGTAGGTGCTCAAGACGAACACATTATGGGAAAACCGGAAATATCGTTTTTTAATTCAACATTTAAAAGGCATTCTAACTTTTCACAATCCATAGAAAAACAAACGATACAAGGAGCTGTGAAAAGTAACGCTATGTCATCGGTCAAGTTTACAAGGTCCGGTGATCTTTTAGGATACACGTATTTCACGATACACAATAACACAAAATCACTCGATATTCAAAGGTGGGATACCCTCATAGACAAAGTCGAACTGCTCATAGGTGGTCAAGTCATAGATACACAGGACGCCGTTTTTACGGAAAAGATCGCCATAGATACGTTTGCAAACAACATATCGAAAAGCGCCTTAGGTACACACCCAGGTGTAAGCGCACGTTCCTACTTTTACCCTTTACGTTTCTTCTTTTGTGAAGGTCCACAGTGTGCTTTACCAATAATAGCAATGCATTATCACGAAGTTGAAATTAGAATTTACTGGGGACCAGACGCAGGTAATTATGAATTTGATTGTTATTCCAACTACTATTACTTAGATAACGAAGAACGTGGTAATTTTGCCTCTAGAAATCACGAGTTAATCATTACCCAGGTACAAAAAAGTATTCCTTCAAGAGAACTCACACAAGAACTTACGTTTAACCACCCAGTAAAGTATCTCGCGTGTTCGGATACGACAACGGGTGGTGCACTCACATCCGATACAAACAAGATAAAAATAGAAATAAATGGACTCGATATATGCAATTTTAAGTTTGGCAAACCTCATTTCATGGAAATACCCAATTATTATCACACGACGTTTGTTACGTCACCCGATTTCTTTTTACACTGTTTCTGCTTATCAACAAGTTCACTTCAACCAACGGGAACACTTAATTTCAGTAGATTAGATTCAGCAAAAATTATAAGTGAGACCATGACCATTAACGACCCCATATACGCGGTTAACTATAACATACTCCGTATCGAAAATGGCATGGCCGGCCTCACTTACGCAAATTAAAATACACACCTATATTAAATGGTTAAAAACATACCTACCATCGAGCGGTCTACCAAAATCCGGTTTGGTAAACACGCTACGGACGACCAGGCTGAAAATACCATCGTTTTCAATGCCTCTAATGTAGCCATAGATGCTTCAACTGCAGGGGGTGTTTACATAACACCTATGCGAACAGTCGATCCATCTGTACCAGAAATAACAGTTTTGAGTTATAACACAGTCACGAAATAAATAGTCAACTCTAACACGGCGAGTGCTGATTTATTTAACGCAAATTTACAGTTCGTGTCTCAAAGAGGTAACGTTACGTCGAATACTTTAGAATTTATAAATCCAACGACCGCGTTTGTAACAACTGGTAATGTCGGTATACAAAATACAAGTCCTACACATGCACTCGATATAGGTTCAAAATTTCACGTAACTGAAGGGGGTGAAGTACGCATAGGTCCTTCCGTTTTAATAGACTCTAGTGTAACTAATCAAATTCAAGTTGCGGGTAGAATAGACACGGATTCGATTACGTTAGACCATATTGGTCTATCTAATAATAATCCAACTATAACGGGTTTAAGTTTAGGTTCGAGTACGTTTTTGCAACAACCATCTGGTTCGATAAACGCATTCAGTACAACCGGTAATGTCAGTGCTGCATTTTACCACGGGGACAGTTACTTTTTATCAAATCTGACTTTAGATAATATTATTACACAAGGTAATGCCGCCGCGACTAAAACTGTAGAATTCAATACACCTGTTACAGCGTTTATAACCAATAGTAACGTTGGTATACTAAACACTTCACCCATACACACGTTAGATGTTGGTTCAAATTTGTTCGTAGACGATAAAGGTTCAAATGTATTAGTTGTGACCGGTAATACGTATACATCTAGGAAAGCCTTAGTCGGTTCCAATCTTGTTATGGATACGTTAGGTTCTAATGTCGTTGAAGTTACGGGAAACACATTTACTTCTAGAAAGGCTTTAGTTGGGTCGAATCTTGTCATGGATACGTTAGGTTCCAATGTCATCGAAGTTACTGGTAATACGTATACATCTAGAAAGGTACTTGTTGGTTCGAATGTTACTATAGATACATTAGGATCCAATGTCGTTGAAGTTACGGGGAATACGTATACGTCTAGAAAAGCTCTAATTGGTTCGAATGTTACTATAGATACGCTAGGGTATAATGTCGTCGAAGTTACTGGTAATACGTATACATCTAGAAAGGTACTTGTTGGTTCGAATGTTACTATAGATACGCTAGGGTCTAATGTCGTCGAAGTTACGGGAAACACGTTTACTTCTAGAAAGGCTTTAGTTGGTTCCAATCTTGTTATGGATACGCTAGGTTCAAACGTTGTCGAAGTTACTGGTAACGTAAACGTTTCTAACTATACGAAAACAGATTATATTACGGTACAAAAAGATGCTCATATAAAGGGCAACCTTCTTGTAGAAGGCACGACAACAACTATAGATACGACAAATACAACGTTCGAAGACGCCATTATAAGTCTCGCAAACAATAACCAAATAT